CATGCGTATTTTCCGAAGTGCGTGTCGGCCACCACAAGCACCTGCCACAGCCCATCCCGCTTGGGTGCCTTGACAGTTTTGGTCAAGGGCTTCCGCAGTTCTTTCTTCGCCGCGTCGATCATCGCCTCGACGCACTGTATCGTCGTCGGCCCGCCGCGTGGCTTGAGCCGCACGAAGACGCGGTGCAGTTCCAGCGTCGAGCCGTCGCCGTCGCCGCACTCCCACTTCGTTGCTTCGCTGGCCGCGATCTCGAAGCGTGTCATGTCCGCTTCGATGTGCCGCAGTAAATCCTCGACGGTCTTGATTCGCCGCGACGTGGAGCGGGCTTCGAGCGTCTCGCCGCTCTGCGATTGCGTCACCTGCTCCGCGTCGGCGGCGGGTTTCGGCGGCGGGAGTTTTGCGGCCACGCTCTGACTCAGCGTTGTTTTTTTAGCCACGCTATCACGGCTTGGATGCCGCCGGTCGCCCAGCCGCGTTCCTGCGCCGCCTCCATGATTGCCAGAGAGAACGCCCGCGTCTGATGGACGTTGGGATCGAATGACTCACGCACCGCAGACAGTTCGGCTTGGGCAGCGGGGGGCAAGCGGTCAAACCACGTCTTAAAACCCGGCTTGCCGTTCGACGCTTTGGACAGAACGTCATCAAGCAGGTTTGTCTTTCCCTTTGCCACGGCGAACTCCTTTCGTCGGGGGCTTCTCGTCACGCCGCAGCACCATGTTGCCGTCGTCGTCGAGGATGCCGGGGCCGGTCGGCTCCTCGTCCTCAAAGTCCAACTCAGCGAGGTTAGGATTCGCGGCCTTCGGCGGTGGTTGCTTGCGTGGCATCCGGCGTGATCCTTTCGCCGTTCAACGTAGCGGCGGCGTCAAGCGGGGGCGATGCGAAGAAAAACAAACTTTTCTCCCAACGCTTTGTGGCATTTCTTCAAGGCTTCGTCGGTCGTTTCCGCTTCAATTTGGATGACTTCAACGTCAGACAAAATCCCGTGAGTGCACGCTGTCGAAGCGTGAGGGTGCCAGATGGTACAAACCCCGTCGCCTTCTGGAAATGAAGCGCACTCCCATTGAATATCCGTAATGAACTTTGAAATACCACCGGCGTACCTACCCGGCTTTGGGAAAATTGTGTTAAGCCCTCGGTCATTCCCATCGTTGTCCCTGTCGTAACCGTAGTGGAAACCGTAGTCACGAAGGGCTTCCGCAACCTCGCGGGGGCACCGCAGCCAGACAATTGGAGAGTCCTCTTTTGGCGGCCTCCAAAATTTCGCACCGTTGTCCCTGCCGTTTATGTCGGAGCGTCCCGCGTTCTGCCCAACCACAAACGGGTCGGGCGCATACGTGCGGAGCCGCCGACCAAAAAACGGCCCCATGTCCCAATCAATGTGGTTTCTGCTGCTCTGCCACAGTTGGCACAAGTCGCGGATGCCGTCGCCATAAACAGCGTAAGCGTGCGTCCGTTGCGTGTTTGTGCATCGCACGATGCCGTCCGCAACTTTCACGGCGTCCTTCATGTGCTGCCCGCCAAGCATGAGGCACTCCCAATCCGCCGGGACGTCAGCCACAAAACGGCGCAAAAACCCAGCAAATCCAGCCTGAAAAACGGCGTCATCTTCAAAGACAAGCAGGCTTTTTATTCCGTCCATTAGCGCCTGCTGCAAAACCTGAATGTGAGACTGCTGGCATCCGTATGCGCCGCCGCCAGACTTCCAGTAGTTTGGGCATGGGACAACACCTGACCCGCCGTCGATGGCGCTGAACACGGTCGGCTCTGCCATATCCCAGCCAGAGGCGCAAAGCGATTGGTGAAACGCCGCAAGCCTGTCGGCCCGGCGGCGCAGCGATATAACGACCACGCGGTCAAAAAGTTCGTCGCTCATGTGTAGTCGGCGTAGTGCCCTACGCACGGCTCCCAATCTCCCGGAAATGGAATGCCCGGCCAACGGCGTCGCAGCGAGTCGTGGACAAGTGCTTTCGTCATCGCGTACGGCCAGACAAAACGGTGGAGAAACCAAGTATCCGAGCGGTACTGAAACGGTTTCTTCCTTGCTATCCACCACGCCACAAGGTGCTGAAAGTCGAATGGAAACGCCCCTCGCTTTGCCCCCCACATGCCGCCCTCAACCGGTACGGTGTGGTGCTGCTCGTGGTCGCGCATAACGTGAATATCTAGATCCGACGCCATCCACTGCAATACCGCTGCGGCTTCCCGTTCGCACACGACGCTGTCAATGTCGCGGCATAGCACGGCGTCGTATCTTGGGTCTCCAACAGACGCGAAACGCCACAGCAAATATTCAGCGCTCGTGTTGCGTTCGTGCTGCACAAGTTCCCAGCCGTGTTGACAGGCCGCAGTCAGGTAGGCTTGCGGCACGCTGTCGTCGTGGTGCAAAACGACCGGCACTCGCCCGTACACCTCCGCAATTGCCTTGGCGTTTGCGTTGATGCCGCCGCAGTAGCGGAGATTGTCACCCGCAAGAGAAAACGAGATCGCAATATTCATACGCACCGTAACGTATCGCTGCCGTATCCGCCCTGAACCGCGTGCCACTCAATCGGAGAATAAACGCACTCGTCAATTCCCATCATGCTTGCCGTAGACTGGTCAATCACGGCAAACTGCTCGACCCACACGTGATCCCACAAACGCAAAAGACCGTGCCTGTTGACCACGTAAGCGTGCATCTGCGTGCACCCACGCTGTAGGTTCACCAGTTTTCCGACACGCTTCGGCGCAGTTCGGTTCCAGCCGCCGAGCCACAGCGCTAGCCAATCGGGGAAGTCGTTGTTGATCTCCTCTAAGAACTCGTTGAATCCTGCGTAGAAATGTTCTGTGAACTCGGCGTCGTCCTCAAGGATCAGCGCGGCCGACCAGTTGGGGTCGTTCCACAAGCGGTGATAAATGTCCCGGTGTGACTCGCCAGCCGCGTAATAGCCAGCCGTGTACGGCCACGACGGCGGAACCATTGCTGATCCGATTGACCAGTGCCCGGCTATAGATCGAGTTGCACGCGGCTCTGAAACAAACTCAATCGCAAGTTCTTCCGCGAGCACGCCACGACTTTGCGCGGTGCTCAATTGCCGCTTGATGTTCTCGCGTCTGTCGGCACGGTGCGACAGCGAGACGCAGTAAATTTTGTCTACCGCGATAGCCATGCTTTTCGGGCGTTTGAAATCGCTCTCCTCACAAGCACCCTACCGGCAACGTCAAGGAACGGCAGTTTTCGCTTCGTCGCTTCCTCGCGCAGCCAGCCCACGATCTCGTCTAGGTGGGCCTCGCACCAGCCGGGTTCGCGGGCTTCCTCAATATCCATGCGTTTCGCGCGGGCGTTACAGGAACAGTTGGGCGTGGCGACGATGCCGATACGCTTCAGGAGTTTCTTGAGTTCCGCGCCGGGGCCGTGGGTTGGTGCTGGCGGCTTTGCCTGTGTCTGCGCCATTGCCATTGCCCTTGCCCTTGCCCTTGCCTGCGGCTTTGCCTGTGGCTGCGGCATTGCCCTTGCCTGCGGCTTCACAAATCCCGGCTTTGGCACTCTCGGGTAGGCCGGGTGGTCAACGTCTACGGTGATCGTGTCTCCGTTTACGCTGACGATGCAGTCCCGAACTTCGTCCAACGCGTAGCCGCGTTGGTAGCAGCGACTCGTAAAATCATTTATGCGGCCGGTAATAGTCATGGGAAAGTGTTCGGGCAACAGGCAGAAAGATAGTAAACAACGCTACCGCCAACTGGCTGCCCAGTGATGATGTGTTTGGTGCAATTGTTGAAACCCATGGAATCCTTGGCTTCTTGTGCATCGGCCTCATTGCAGAAAATGTCGTAGTCTATGCAGAATTCGGTTTCCGGATCGCACTCGCTGCAAATGTCTGCTGGCACACACTGAGATGGGAAAAAATTATCTAACGTCCCGCCGTTCCCCAAGTGCATGCCTAAATCATAGACGCAAAAGCACCCTGGTGCGCAATCCTCGTCGCTGTCGCACGGAGAGTACCTTGGCTCATTCGGCAGATGGCTGTTGTTGAAGCATCCAACATAAGGCGCGGGTTTGCAGTTGCCGCAGTTGTCGCACTCGCACCCTTCGGGACACGGGTTCTCGCCGTCACAAGGGCCGGAGCATGGCGACGAGACGCACTCCCCATCCACACACTCGCAGCCTTCGGGGCACGGGTTCTCCTCGTCGCAGGGGCCGCAGCAAATCTGCTCGCAAGTCTGGCCGGAATAAAACGTGCCGCCAAGAGCATCGCACGCCGCCTGCGTGGAGTTAGCCACGCAATATCCCGGAACAGGAGCCCCGATGACATCACCCTCGCACGTTCCTATAGGAACATCGCCGGAGATGACGCAGAAACGTTCGCCTAAAACATTTTCCTCACAACTTTGCCCTAGTTCTTCTGGGCATCCATCAGCACCAAACGAGCCGGGAGCGCACGGTCCTGCGATTACTCTGCAAGGTTCTTTTGGAGGGACGCAGCACGCTCCAGTCTCTTGCACGCACTCACCATCCACGCACTCGCAGCCTTCGGGGCACGGGGTTTCGCCGTCGCACGGGCCGGAGCAAGAATCAGAACTGCTCGATGAACTGCTGCCCGACGAATCAGAACTGCTCGACGAACTAGAACTGCTCGACGAACTAGAACTGCTCGACGAACTAGAACTGCTCGACGAACTAGAACTGCTCGACGAACTAGAACTGCTCGACGAACTAGAACAACAGCAGTTGCGATTCATAGCAACTGAGCCGTCTTCAAAAAGCAGTTTCCCGTCTAGGAAATAAATGCTCATTGGCTAATGGCATTCCGTCCCGTCAAGGGTTATCTCGTCAGCCGGTGCTACGTCCTTGAACACCCAGACGTTCTCGCACTCAAAGACAATGCTTGTCGCGTCAATTCTTGCGTTAGTGATAACTGTCACAGGGCTCATGCTAAGCCACTTCATGCACCCAGCGACGTTTGCCAAAACCTGACACCCTCCGCCCGGCTGAATTGACGCATCGCTTGACCCCAAGTCGATGCCGTCTTCCGTGATTTCTCTTGCTGGCAGCGAGTAGTTGCAGCCCGCTTTGTTGTGCGTAACGTACGACCACGCCGTGCCGTCGCGCGCAATCGCTACCTTTCTTTCCTCTACAAAGTCTGACTCCCTTACGTCAGCAATGCCGTTAAAGGCAGTGAGTTCTCGGAACGACGTTCCGTAAGGGACATATACGCTTTTCGTCCCGCCTAGCGGCCAAGTCCCTTGAATAACACCAAAGCGGATTTGTTTCTTAACTTGCTCGGCTGGCTTTTCAAAGTTCAGCGGTGCCCCACCCGCTGGCGTCAGTTCAAGCGTCCGCACCACGCCCGCAATGCGGTCGGCACTTTCCCGCGTGAACTGTACGGCGTCGCGTGGCGTTGTCATGTCGGCGCGGTTCCAAATACTGCAAGGAACGCCGCCTCGGGATTCACGCGGCGCTGCAAGATCGCGGGCTGGCCGCCCGTCTGCGCTCCGCTGCCGTTGAGGCCCACGGGATTCGGGCTGGCAATCCACTCGGAGTTGTTGAAATCGAACACCATCGCACGGCGTTTCTGCCCGCCGTCAAGAAAGTTCCATCCAACGTCGGGCAGTTGCAACTGGTGCCCGCTCTGGCGGAAAACAATCGTGGCGGTGGCGCTCCAGTAGGAAACCTCGGAAGCGCCGTAAACCTCAGTGACGCGGTTCGCGGTGATCCCCGCCACCCGCAGCGTGCCGGGGCCGCAGCCGAGATACGTGTCGCTGTTCACGAAGTTGTTGACGGCGAACCAACTGGACGGCAACGCGGCGAAGTTCTTTTGCACCGTCGCCCGCACCAACGATTCCTGCGTCATCAACCCGGGGAAATAATCGTAGGCAGAGTTCGTCAGTGGGTTTTTAGTGCCGTTGCCCGCGCCTGATTCGCCGTAGTGGAAGAGCGCGGGGTAGTCGCCCGCCGACGCCTCAAAGTTCCACACAACGGCACGATCCACCGGCGAGAGAAGTTCGTTCGGAAGAACAACGCCGTACTCGACCGCGACCTCGACGTGATACGGCGAGCCTTCGAAACCCTCGTTGATGTAAACCTTTCGGCTTTTCCACGCAGGGAGCGAAGGGTATGACAATCCAAACAACTGAACAAACCCGTCCACGACCGGCACCCCCAGCGCCGCCGCAATGATTTCGGTTTCGTCGGGCCGCGTCGTCGTCAACGTGTCGTCGCTCAGAACAACGACAAACCGCCGCTTGACGATAGCGGGCTTGCCCACCTCGCGCTCGTACGTCCGCGCCAGTTCTTTGCTGGAAACAATTGCCATCAGCCAAACCCTCCGAGCCGTGCCGCACCGACGATCGCCACCGGCTGATTGAAGTAATTCGACGCAGCCCCGGCGAGGCCAAGGGCGATCTGGTTCAGCAGTTTCGTTTGAATCCGCGCCTCGATCAGTTCGGGGTCTTGGGCACTCGCGGCGAGGTCAAGCACAAGGGCGGCACCCTCGGCGGTGCGAACGTCGGTCGTCTTTACCGTCGCGGAGCCGAGTGTGTTGAGTTGCCGGACCCGCTCTTGCTGCCGCGCGAACTCCGCTTCCTCGGCCTTGCGGCGTTCCTCCGCGATGCGGGCCTGCTCTTGGGCCACGGCCTGCTGCTGGGCTTCTTGGGCCTTTGCGGCTTCTTCCTGCTGCTTCTCAAACGCCTTCTGATATTCCTCGCGTTGCTTCGCGGCACCACTGGCAATGTCCTGCTCTTTGGCCTGCACTTGGTCAAGTTGCTGTAGCCGCGTCAGCGCCGCCCGTTGGGCCTCGTCGTCGCCCGCTGCCCTCGCAGCCGCCGCTGCTTCTTGGGCGCGAGCAATCTCGGCTTCAATCGCCACAAGGTTTTCCCCAGCCTTGATCCGCTCTTGATCGCCACCCACCTGTTGCATCGCAATAAGGTTGTTTACCAACTCTTGCTGCTGGAGTTGTTTCTTGTCGGCATCGTCTCGGGCCTTTTGGGCGTCAGCAATGATTTTCTTTTCGCCTTCGATCCGCTTGTCAAACAACGCTTGCTGCCTCGCCACCTCGGCGTCAAAAGCCGGTTTGGTCAAGATGCCTGCCTCTGCCTGCGACTGCGCGGCCTTGATGCCGTCTTGCAGTTGTGCGGCAGCGTCGAACCCGGCCTGCCCAAACTCTGCGGACTTTTCAATCGCGGTGTCGATAGCCTTGTTGGCACCTTCAAACGCTTGCTCGAACCCTTGCCCGAATCCCTGCTCCAACGCCTGCTGCTGTTCTTCAAGGTTTGCCCGCAGCGTGTCGAGTTGTTCAAGGCGAGCCTGTGCATCCGTGCCGCCTTGTTCGGCGATCCTTGCCCGCTCACGCTCGACGGCGGCAAGGTCGTCGGTCACCTTGCTGGCAGCGTCGCTCGTCTTGAGCAACCCGTCGATGCGGGCCGTGTCTTGGTCGGCTTGCTTCGCAGCCGCCTCGTTCGCAGCAGTGCGTTCCGTAGTCTCCTGCTGGATCAACCGATTGACTGTTTCCTGCGCTGCCTTGATCCGTGCAATCTCTTGCGCGGTCATGTTCAGCGGGTCAATGACACTCGCCGTCGCTGCCTCAAAGCCACGCATCGCCTCGGTGACGGCACTGCCTTGATCGACCACGCCGCCGAAGAAATTGTCGAACTGCTCCCGCGTCTTTTCAATGTTCGTTTCGATCTGAAACTGCGGGCTGCGTTCCCGTTCAATCCGCTCGCGGAGAGTCTGCACAAACTGCGAGCCAGCGCCGTTGCCCGCCTCCGCAGCCGCGTTGGACGCACCGCCAAAGGCAGCGGCCACGGCTTCGGTAGCGTTCTTTTTCGCGGCCTCTAGTTCCGCCTTGTTCCTTTCCAGCGCTTCGTTGCCAGCGTTCGCCAAGTCTTTTCCGGCTTGCTGCAAATCAGAGTCCACCCACGACCCCAGCCCTTCAAGCACCTTGCCCAAACCGATCAGCAAGTTGTTTCCGACAACTTCAAAGATATTGAAAACGTACCGCAGCCCCTCGCTGACGCCGACGAGGATGTTTCCGACGAAACGAAAAACGTCGCCCGCGTCTGACAGGATGGACGTGAACCCGTCGAAGTCCGCGAACACTTTGTCGAACACGCCAGCAAACACTTCCGCACCGTTGAGCAGCACGTCGGCGATTGTGTTGGCGATTCCTTGCCCGCCTTCGCCGCCGTTGAAGTCTTCGATGAACTTCAAGAACTCGTCCGCAACAGCGGCGACCGCCGGTGCCAGTTGCCCAATCACGCGACCGACAATTCCTTGCACCGTCGCGGACACAAGATCGAAACGGTCATTCATTTCGGCAATGTTGGCAATGAGCGACTCGGGCACAATCGCACCAAGTCGCTCGGCCCGTGCTGTCAGTTCGTCAATGCTTGTCGCACCCTCTCGGAACAGCGGGGCAAGCGCGGCCCCCTGCTTCCCAAACAGCGACACAGCAGCCGCAGCACGATCTGCTGCCGTCGGCAGTTGTGAGATGGCATTGCTAATCGCACCGAACTGCTCCTCCGGTGCGAGGCTTCGCAGTTCCGCAACAGACAGGTTGATGCCACGCAGCGATTTGTCGAGTGCATCGCCGGGCGTAGCCTTTCCAATGTTTACGGCCAACTTCTGAATCGCTGACCCAAACTGCTCGGTGTCCACACCGGCCAACTTCGCCGCGAGCGAATACCCTTGAAGGGCTTCGACGCCAACGCCTGTCCGTGCGGAAAAGTCGTTGAGCGTATCAAGCGATGTGTTCACGCTTGTCACAAGGCTTGTGACTTGATTCGTCGCGCTGGTGAACGCGTTGCCAATAAGTTGAAAGCCGCTCACAAGCACTCGGCCAACTTCAATCGTCGCAAGGATGCCAACGTTGCGATTCAGCCGGTCAATGTTCTTGTCGGCCCCGGCCGCGGACTTGCCAACTTCGTCAAGGTCTTTGCGTGCCCGTGCGGCTGCCTTGTTGAACTGTTCCTGCGAAAGCCTGCCGCCATCAAGATGCTTCCTCAACTCCTGCATCTGCTGGTCGTAGCGTTCTTGCGGCCCAAGGTTCGCCTGAATGATCCGCGATGCAGCGGCTAGTGCGTCGGCACGTTCCCGCTCTGCCTTCGCCGCTGCGGCGTTCGCGCCGCTGGCCTCGGCTGTAGCGCGGCTGAACGTCTCCTCCGAAATAGCACCTTGGTCGAGCAAGGTTGTCAGCCTTGCCATCTCAGTGGCACGCTGCTCCTCCGCAGTTGCGTATCGCTCGGTGATCCGCAACCCTTCATCAACCACACGCTGCCGTGCCGCCTCGGCTGCGGCTGCTGCGGCGTTTGCCCCGGTAACGTCAGCCACCGCACGCGAGTGCGTTTCCTCGCTGATGGTCGCCTTGGCAAGCCGGTC